CTATTTTCGTTATAACTATAATTTGAAATATTTCATTTTTAATCTTATTTTTTTATCGAATTTAGAATTTTTCTTAGATTTCTCCCTCTTCTGTTATTTCTCTGTTAGAGAAGGAGAAAAGAGAAATCTCCCAATAATACTATTTCTGTAATAAGTATAATTTGAAATATTTAATTTTTAATCATATTTTTTTATTGAATTTAGAATTTTTCTTAGATTTCTCCCTCTTCTGTTATTTCTCTGTTAGAGAAGGAGAAAAGAGAAATCTCCCAATAATACTATTTCTGTAATAAGTATAATTTGAAATATTTAATTTTTAATCATATTTTTTTATTGAATTTAGAATTTTTCTTAGATTTCTCCCTCTTCTGTTATTTCTCTGTTAGAGAAGGAGAAAAAATATACACTAAAACTATATAAAGATTTATTACTTATATGATTAATTACGGTTTATATAATTGCTAATGTATGCTAACGTCAAAGAACGGTTTGGTTGTATTGATTGCGGTTATTTTACGAACGTAAATTTTAGTATAAAGCGGCATATGTTATCAAAGCAACACCTTCTGAAAAAAAATCCAGTCCAGGATGATGTTACAACTAAACATCAATGTAAAATATGCGACAAGATATATAAAAGTCAGCAGGGTTTATGGTCCCACAACAAGAAATGTAAGAAAGAAGAAGTGGATAATGCTATACTGAATAAAATCGATAGATTAGAAAACATAATATTGGAAATGACAAAGAATCAACAACCGACTATTATAAACAACACTAACAATAGTATTAATATAAATATCACTTTGAACGAAAAATGTGGTAATGCATGTAATATCATGCAATTTCTAGAGAATATTGAGTTCAAATATGAACATATCGATAGAATTCTATCGGATTATGTCAACGGCAATGCTGAAATAATTGCAAGCAATTACAACGCCTTACCACAATTGGAGCGTCCGTTTTACAGTTTTGTGGGAGAAGATACAGAACAAGAGATTGCACATATTAAACACGATGATAAATGGATCGCAGAACCCGAATTCAAATGGGAGAAACGGATTCGTTTGGGTAAAAATTTAACCAATAGTGAAGAGGATTCTCTTCCGAATGATTCGATGTATTCTTTTATAAGAATGTTTGATAAAAATAAACTAAAGTTTTTCGAAGAAAAATTCTTAAAAGATGATATTTATAAAAAAGGTAGACGATTAGAAAGTGACTCTTGTGATCCCGATTTACAGTCGTTATTGATAGAAAAGCTTATTTCAATTGCTAAGGTCGATGTTTCAATTTTGAATTAATTTATGATTCAGTGAAAAAATATACATATTAGAGAAAATACTGTTTTTTTATTTACAATTTCAATAAATAAAAAATTGAAATTGTTTTATGATATATCAATAATGCCACAAATTAAAAGATATAAAATCATATTGATATATTATTAAAATGAGCAGAAAAGTAACAATAAAAGGTAAGTCCTTCAAATTAATAGATTTTCATTTCTGTGATCAAAAACCATTTGAAGAATCTGATTCAGAAAAATCAGAATCAGAATCAGAATCAGACTTCGAATTAGAATTGAAGAAAAAACAACAAAAAAAGTTAAATGGAGATGATTCCAAATTTATCATTCAAATGTTTGGTATTGATGAAAAGGGTATGACGTGTTCAATTATAATTCAAGATTATCAACCATTCTTCTATGTTGAATGTGGGAATAATTGGCTAAAGTTACACGCAGATATTTTATTAACTGAGTTGAAAAATAAAGTAGGTGGTATGTATAAAAAATCAATTTTGAAGGCAGAAATCATGGAATGTCATAAATTATATGGTTTTACAGGGGGTACGAAATCAAAATTTATTAAATTGACATTCTCAAGTACGAGTGCAATGAATAAAGTAAAATATCTCTGGTATCAAGAGATTGACGGAGAAAGAAAAATGGTCCCTTATAAATCTCAAAACTTTAATTTGAAATTATATGAAAGTAACCTTCCACCCCTTTTACGATATTTCCATATATATAATATTAGTCCATCGGGATGGATATTGATTAGAACAGATTCAATAAAAGTACCCATGGAGTCAAAAACAACCACTTGCAATTATGAGTATTTATGTAATGTAAATCAAATTCTATCCCAATCTCAAAAAGAAACCATTGTTCCTTATAAAATTTGTAGTTTTGATATTGAAGCAAGTAGTAGTCATGGCGATTTTCCTTTACCAATAAAAACCTATAAAAGACTTGCGGCAAATATTATTGATATTTATTACAATAATAAAAAAAATACAGTTTTAAGTGAAAAAGTATCAAAATTATTAATAGAAAAAATCATATATACTGCCTTTGGATATAACAATTTTGAAAATGTGGACAAAGTATTTCCAAAAACGAAAATATCTGATAAAAAAACAATTACTAATTTATTAACAGGGTTATTTACCTATAATATTTCTAACCAGAAAGATAAATCAATTGAATTATTAATGACGATAGAATCCGCTTTTAATAAATATGAAGAAACATCACATTATTGCGAAGATGGTGGTGATGAGGATGAGAATGAGAATGAAGATGTTAAAATTGTATATAAAAAGAAAGAAAAAATACTAAAAAACTTCACTATAATAGATCTTCTCAATTCATATGATGGTAAAGAACGGGATGACAACGTTTTAAAAATAAACGAAGTCTTGTGTATTATTTTCCCACCATTAGAAGGTGATAAAGTTACATTTATTGGTTCAACATTTACTAATTATGGTGAATCTGAACCTTATTTGAATCATTGTCTTGTATTGAATACGTGTGATGATGTCCCGGGTATAGTTATCAAGACGGTCAAAACTGAAGCAGAACTTCTTATTGAATGGGCATTATTGATTCAGAATGAAAATCCTGATATTATGATTGGATATAATATTTTTGGTTTTGATTATGATTTCATGTTTCGACGTTCTCAAGAAACAAATTGTATGAATCAATTCTTGTCATTGTCAAGAAAAAAAGGCGAAATTTGCCTTCGTCGTGATAAGGTAACGGATATATGTGATATAGAAAATACAAAAATTGTTTTGGCTACAGGAGAATATGATTTAAAATTCCCAAAAATGACTGGTAGAATACAAATTGATATGTATACCTATTTACGTCGTGATTTCAATCTATCATCTTATAAATTGGATGATGTAGCAGGACAATATATTAGTGATGACATAAAATATGTCAATTTAACAACAACGACAACAGATATAACTGAATTATATACGAACAATATAACTGGACTTCATATTAATGATTTCATCCATATTGAAATTATTAGTTTTACGTCGGATTACTATAAAGATGGTAAAAAATTCCGAGTCATTGATATTATAAAAGATAAAATATATAATGGTAAATCTTATAATGTCATATGCATTGATGGTCATGAAAATATAGGAGATACAGTAAAAATCAAATGGTGTATGGCAAAAGATGATGTAACACCACAAGATATATTTAGATTGTCAGATGGATCATCTACCGATCGTGCAAAGGTAGCAAAATATTGCATTCAAGATTGTAATTTAGTACATCAATTGTTAAATAAAATAGATGTCATAACAGGGTATATTGAAATGGCGCGTATTTGTAGTGTACCAATCAGTTTTCTCGTTTTTAGAGGACAAGGAATTAAATTAACGAGTTATGTGGCTAAAAAATGTCGAGAAAAAAATACTTTAATGCCCGATCTTCAAAAATCTTACAATCAAGATGGTTATGAAGGAGCGATTGTCTTACCTCCAAAATGTGCCATGTATATGGATAATCCGGTCGCATGTGTTGATTATGCGTCATTATATCCCTCCGCTATGATTAGTCAGAATTATTCCCATGATTCCAAAGTATGGACGAAAGAATATGATAATAATGGAAACCTTATCAAAGAAACTGGAGAAAAAGATATTAAAAAAGAAAAATTCATATATGATAATCTGGACAATTATAAATATATCAATATTGAGTTTGATACTTATAAATATATAGTGAATAAAATAGGGACAAAAGCACAAAAAACAAAAACAGGGACAAAAACTTGTCGTTGGGTGCAATTACCAAATCAAGAAAAATCGATTATGCCATCTATTTTAGAAGAACTATTAAAAGCAAGAGCTGATACAAGAAAAATGATTAAAACGACGAAAGACCCTTTTATGCAAAATATTTTGGATAAACGTCAATTAGGCTATAAAGTTACCGCAAATTCCTTATATGGACAATGTGGTGCAAAAACATCAACATTTTATGAACAGGACGTTGCTGCATCAACCACCGCTACGGGTAGAATGATGATTACTTACGCCCAAAATATTATTGAAAATGTCTATGGTAATTTAACCTATGAAACAAAAAATCATGGTTCAGTTAAATGCTTGGCTGAATATATATATGGAGACACAGATTCCGTTTTCTTTACTTTTAATTTAAAAGATTCACTTACAGGTCAAGATATTCGTGGTAAAAACGCACTTGAAATAACGATTGAAATCGCACAAGATGCCGCAAAATTATGTACACAATTTTTGACACCACCCATGGAATTAACCTATGAAAAAACGTTGATGCAATTTATACTGTTATCTAAAAAAAGATATGTTGGAATGCTTTATGAAAATGAACCTATCAATGGTAAAATGAAATTCATGGGTTTATCATTAAAACGTAGAGATTCATGTGATTATTTGAAAGATACATATGGTGGTATTCTTAGAATACTTATGAAAGATAACCCATCGATTAATGATGCGATACTATTTCTAGAAAAATCATTAAATAATTTGATAGAAGGTATTGTTCCTATGGATAAATTATCTATCACAAAAGCCTTACGAGGTTATTATAAAAATCCAAAACAAATCGCTCATAGTGTTTTATCTGAAAGAATAGGACAACGTGATCCAGGTAATAAACCAAAAAGTGGTGAACGAATTAAATTTGTACATATCGTAAACCACAATAAGAAAGCGTTACAAGGAGATAAGATTGAAACACCAGAATTTATTATTCAAAACAATTTAGTCATTGATTATTCATTTTATATAACAAATCAATTAATGAAACCGTTACAACAATTGTTTGGTTTAGCCTTGGAACAAATATGGAATAATCGCGGAAAGTTGAGTATTCTAAATAATCATCTTCGCGAATTATCATTATTGGAAAAAAATACTTCTACTTTGGAAGAATATATGAAAAAGAAAGAGAAAATTTGTTCATCTAAAATCAAAGTATTGTTATTTGATAAATTTCTTGAAAATATATACAATAAAGAAAATAACATACAACAAATCACACAATTCTTCCATTGTCGATAATCATTATCCACAAGGTATCCGCACCATTATTGATTAAAAATACTATTCAAAACATTTACTAACGATATATCATGAAATGGTTCAAATCGACAAACAGGACATTTATTGCTTCTCTGAAACCATGTCATTAAGGGTTCTTTTTTGAAAATATGACCACATCCTTTGACTTTCAATAATATTTCACCTTCCGTAAAGTCTTCTAAACTTATTGGACAATGTATTATTTCTGTTCCTTCGGAAACAAACGAGTGTTCTTCTGTAGCATCTGTAATTTGTTGCAGAGTCAATGATATATTCTCATCATCTGGGATAAAAAAACGTCTGATATTTACATTCCCGTGTGTTCGACTATGTAAATCAATATCAATATTTCTTGGTATGATAGGAGTTTGTTGAGAATTTCTTGTTATTGTAGGTTGACTATTTGAATAATTTCGTAAAATCTGAATACATTGAGAAATATTATTATTATAATCACGCATATTATCATTATAGCTACTGAACATATTGTTTAACATTACCAAAACATAATTTGATTGACCTTCTAAATCTGGGGTATTTGACATTGTAAACTATATAAAGATTTTTTATTCGAATTATATATTATGGACATATCAAAATATCACGGTAAAGGATATTCGGGAATCATTAATCTCGGCAATACATGCTTTTTGAACTCATGTTTGCAGGTTTTGAATCATACCTATGAATTAAACCATGTACTAGAGACTATTCATAATAATAAAAAACATACTTTTCTCAATGAATGGAATAAACTACAAGAATCTTTATATAAAAATACGATTGTTTCACCCATTGAATTTGTTCGAAATATTCATCAATTAGCATTAAGTAAAGATAGGGAATTATTTACCGGTTGGGCACAAAATGATATGTCTGAATTTCTTTTGTTTATGATTGAATGTATTCATGACAATATTTCAAGAGGAAAATCCATTAAAATTAATGGAAAACCAAAAAATCTAATGGATAAAAAAGCACTTATTTGTTATACTATGCTACAAAAAGATTATGAAAAAGATTATTCCGAAATTAAAGACTTATTTTACGCCACCTATATATCTGAAATCTCTTCTATTAATAAAAAAAAAATCTACAATATAAAACCTGAACTATTTTTTATTTTAGATTTACCTTTACCGTTATCATCCTCTCATAATCCTTCCATTAATATATATGATTGTTTGGATGAATTTACTAAACCAGAATTCATGACGGGAAATAATTTATGGTTCAATGAAAAAGAAAACATCTACCAAGAAATATTTAAAACAATCATATTTTGGAATTTTCCAAAAATTCTTGTTATAACAATCAAGCGTTTTTCACCATGTGGAAATCATAAACGCAATGATTTAGTAAACTTTCCAATCAAAAATCTCGATTTATCAAAATATGTCACTGGATATAATCCACAAAAATATGTCTATGATTTATTCGGTATTTGTAACCATTATGGTGGAACTCAAGGTGGACATTATAATGCTTTTGTATTAAACTCACAAAAAGAATGGTTATTGTTCGATGATGCTCGTTGTCAGAAAGTAGAATCGGTCATCACACCAATGGCTTATTGTTTATTTTATAGAATGGTTTCAAATTTAGCCATATAAATGTGTAGACTTATTATATAGTAAATGGCAATCGATATTTCTAATCAAACTTTAGATTTTTCCGTATCATCTAATTACATTGGTTTTAATGATTTAATATCCAATTTTAACACATCTATTCATTCTATTGTCAATAAAAAGAATACATTCTATTTCATTTGTTTTTTAGTCGTTTATTTTGTTTTTTATTCCGTCTTAACTTACTCAACCAAATCAGATGATCTTTTATTAAGTCGTACTATAGATTCTATATTATTGGTTGTTTTTATATTAGGGTGTTCGCTTTATTTATACATTTCAACGCAACAAGAAAAAGAAGACTTGTTTGAAAATATAATCATTTGGACAGAAAAATTATATAAAGACCCAAATAACATTTTGTCGTCCTTTTTAATCATTCTATTCTTTTATATTACACTTTTCATATGTCAAGTCCCAATGACGACGGAAACAAAACCTATAAGTATTAGTTTAATTGAAAGTAAATTATGGATTCTTTTGATTAGTATTATCTTTGTTGATGTTATTGATTATTTATTCGATATCAAATTAGTTGATATTATAATTGAAACAATCAGAAAATTATGGGATACAAGTATCTCACCTGAAATGACGCAATTAAACAATGAAGTGGATATACCAATTGAAATTGAAAAACCTGTTATAAATCCAAAAGAAAAAAATGAAGTTTTTAATATTTCCAATAATTTGTATACCTACGATGACGCTCAAGCCATTTGTAAATCATATAATGCACGATTAGCCAAATATGAAGAAGTTGAAGAATCGTATAATGATGGCGGTGAATGGTGCAATTATGGATGGTCTGATTCTCAAATGATTTTATTTCCCACACAAAAATCAACTTGGGATAAATTACAACAAACAAAAGATAAAAAAAATGATTGTGGAAGACCCGGAATTAATGGCGGATTTATTGCAAATCCAAATATTGAATTTGGTGTTAACTGTTTTGGAGTTAAACCAGATGCCAAAAAAAACGACGTTACTTTAATGGAGTCAAAAAATAATCAAAATATTCCTAAATCAAAAGAAGACATTGTTTTAGATGCAAAAGTTAAATTTTGGAAAGAAAATTCAGAAAAATTATTGACGGTAAGTTCTTTCAATGGTAATAAATGGAATGAATTCTAAGGTTTTTTTACTATTATCTTATATTTATCCATGTACCCGGATTTTATTTATATAAAAAGGATATAAAGAAAAATTAATGATTACTATATATAATGTTTTTTTGCAGTTGTATTTCTGATTACGAAAGAAATCTAAAGAATGATCTATTGAAATATAAGGATATGACGATTGTATCCAATCAAAATAAAATTCACGAACTCATCATTATGATGGATTTTTCAACGTCTAACGATGAATTATTAAACTTGGTTTCAGAAAAAGTTTATCTTCTCCCCAATAATTCATTTGAATGGATAGACATTAATTATATGGCTAAGAAAATCGGAAGAAAATCCCGCCCCTTAGTTTGGACCACTTTCTTTAAAATACTACAAAAATCCAAAAATGCAGGCACATCAGAGTCATTTTGTGAAATATTACAAACACTTGATATTTATCATTACAAAAGTTCCGTTGATTCCATAAGATTTCTTCAATTCATCAGTAAATGTTCATCTGAAAAAAAAATTGATCATGTTATTATCAAAAAGATAATTGGATGTTTTGATTTCAAAAATGATTTCGAACAATGGTTGCTACTTTTTACTGTTCTCAACAAAGTAGATAACGGTCATTTGTCACTATTAATTGAATCTATAGTAATAATCCAACCTATGTTGTCACTTCAAGATTTACTTGATATTGGAAATTATGTGTTAACACTCAGTTCTCCAACACATCTGTGGAATTTTTATGATACATTGATAGATATCCGTTCAACGAAGGTAGATGATATCATTTTCGATAAACGTACAAAAGATGGTTTATTAGTAATGTATGAAACAAAGTTTAGGTATGTAAAAAAAGATAATATGGTATCTAATTCATTGATTAAATTAATTTATTTGTTTGACGATGTTTTACTTTCAGATAAATGGTACAAATTTATTGACATTCTTAACACATTACCTAATGAATTTGAAATTCCGCAATATAATGTAAATAATAAGCAAATAATTGATATTTCGTCACAACTGAAATCTGATTCACCGGAAAAATCATGGAAATATTTACATACACTATTAAAGAAAGAGCGATTAATCATAGAAATACAATGTACATCCCAAACTGCTTTAACTATAGTTACTAATATGTACAATCTATGTCTCGAGACGACCGATGCAAATACCATTTTGTGCGCAATCGATTTAATAGATAGTTTATATACAAATGAACATAAATTAGTGATACCATTCGAAGAAAAAGTAGTAACCAAATTAAAAGATATTTTTTATATATATGATCATACTGGACTCAAACGATTCAACGATTTATTGATAAAAATAACAAAAAATTCAAAGGTAAATGGACTTATTATATTGGGTCATCAAACAAATACAATGATAGAATTAGACGAAGAACCGGTATTACCAAAAGGTTGTACATTATATGATTCTAAATTTCAAAACATTTTACCCGAGGATTTTGTTCTTAAATGTCCTCAAACACCTGAAAAATCTTCAAATCTACAACTAAGAACTGATCCTGTTATTGGAAAAGATGTGAATGTCAATACCATTTTGTAAAATTATAAACAATGAGGTAAACATTTGAGCCCTTTGAATAAGTTCAATGAAGATGTTTTCATCTTTATTGAACCAATATGAATTGTTCAGGTTTAGTAAATATAATACTTTCACATATTATTTACCACGACGCGATTTCGTAAATCTTACCGATTTATTTTTACTACGCTTTGATTTCGACTTTCTCTTACGAGACCCAAAAAAACTGCTTAAAAATAAAGATGTTCCACCCCTCTTTCTAGATTTCATTCTTCTTTTACCTCCACCAGATACCGGATGCATCATAATCCGATTACCTTGACCAGCTTGTGCTACTTGTTCATTCATACCGCCAAAAACGTCGCTTGTATAATTACCACCGTGCATCTATCTATATATTATTGTTTTATTTTATTCCGGAAACAATAGTCTTTAAGTGCATCATCGGAATATGGACACATAGGTTTTCAAATCCCGTCGGTGCTCCAGGGTACCAGACTGGAGATGAAATCTTAATAATGACTTTTATTATATAATCGAGATAATATTATTAAATTGGCTAAAGTTATAAATATTAATATGACATTATATACACAAATAAACCATATATATGGATAAATTTCATTATAAATTATATTTACAATCGGTTTAAGTATATCTTTCAAATAACATTTTATATCTTCTTTTTGGAAAAAATCGTCGAATGTTTCCTTCATTTATTTTTATTATATTTTAATACATTTTTTTTAACGTAGTGTTCCATGACTAAAATTAAAATATATAAAAAATTATAGTAATGGATCAAATATATGAACCTAATAATATTTTTCCTCTAGATGATTTAATTTTGACTACTCCGATTGTTGTTTCTACCGGTAATTTCTTTATCAAATATTTATTGAATAATACTCCTGTCTACATTCAACCCCCAAAATGTATTACTAAACAAGGTATTATTAAGGGAGGTAAGAAAATGTACTGTGACCTCCTTTTTACTAATGAAAATAATGAATTTATACATTGGATAGAAAATTTAGAAAATTATTCTCAACATTTTATTTATAAAAATAGACAAGATTGGTTTGAATGTGAATTAGAAATGCATGATATTGAAAATACATTTGTTTCACCTTTTAAAGTTTATAAATCCGGTCAATTTTATATTTTAAGAACTATTATTCCAACACGTTTAGGAAAATGTTCTATGAAACTCTTTGATGAAGATGAAATTGATGTAGGTATTGATCAAATCAAAGATTCTACCAATGTCTTGACCATCCTTGAATTTCAAGGAATAAGATGTTCTTCTAAAAGTTTCCAAATCGAAATTGAAATAAAACAAATGATGATATTGAAACCAAATAAATTATTTGAAAAATGCATCATAAAATCATCCTATGATGGTAAACATTCTGAAAACATTACATTAGAAAAAGAATTACAACTACAACTACAAATGGAATCCGAAAAAGTACTAAAAAAAGAAAAAGAAGAACTAGAAGCAGAAAAAGAAGCAGAAAAGGAAGCAGAAAAAGAATTAGAAAAAGAAGCAGAAAAAGAATTAGAAAAAGAAGCAGAAAAAGAAGCAGAAGCAGAAGCAGAAGTAGAAAAAGAAGCAGAAGTAGAAAAAGAAGCAGAAGTAGAAAAAGAACTAGAAAAAGAACTAGAAAAAGAACTAGAAAAAGAACTAAAACTAAAAGTAGACGAGGAACCTTTAGAAGATAATATTCCCAAATCACTTGTTATTTTTCATGACGATTTGATTGATAATACAAATGACTTTGATTTAGACAATATTATTTGTGAAGATACAATCAAAATTACTGAAAGAAATCAAGTTTATTATAGAATTTACCAAGAAGCAATAGATAAAGCAAAAAGTGCCCGAAGTTTAGCAATATCTTCCTATCTGGAAGCAAAACAAATTAGAAACTTGTATATGTTGGACGATATCAATGATAATTGTAAATTAGATGACCTTTTATTATAAACCTAACTATATATATAATGTTTAAGGAACTGAAATCTAGTTTAACCAAACTCTTTGATAAAAAAATCATTACATTGGCATTTTTCTTAATCATTTTATTTGGTTTATGGTCATATTCAAACAGTAAAAACCATGTTTATGATCGTATGACGACGGGAACATTACCTACATCAGATGCCATTATTAAACATCAAGATGCTCCAATATCTGCCCCTAATTCAAATTCAGGTTCACAATATTCTCTCCAACCTGTTGCTAATCCATCTGATCTTTTACCAAAAGATAGTAATTCACAATGGGCTAGTTTGAATCCCATTAGTCAAGGAAATGTAGCTATTCCTGATTTATTACAAAGTGGTTATCACATAGGTTTAGACACAATTGGACAAACATTAAAAAATCCGAATTATCAAATTCGATCAGACCCTATTATTGAAAAGAAAGACATTGGTCCATGGCAACAAAGTACAATTGAACCAGATTATGGACGTATTCCTTTAGAAACAAGATAAATACATTAGACCTTGTGTTCAAATAAACACATCAGGTTTTATAGAGCAGTAAAAAATGACTTTCATATCTATTCGGTGCTAGATATAAAAGAAAAAAGCTTATATATTATAATATGAGTGGAGCAATTGTTACAAATTATAGATATTTTGACGCATCCGGTATTGCACACGATATAGGTAGTCTAATTAGTAGTAATGCAAATGATGGTTTACAGGCTAATTTTAATTTATTAACCAAATTTGTTATTGGAAATCGGAAAATTATCGATGCTAGTAATACAGTTATTGGATTAGATGGTAATAGCATCACGAACAGTAATACTTTAGAATATTATATTTATAAAGCTGTTAATGATATCAGTCTTGTTAAGCAAGACATCTCAAATTTAAAAATAACTATTGGGACTCCATCAATAAATGGAGTCAACCCATCCGGTCTTTTTAAGTTATTCGCAAGAACTCCCATCATTATCATTACTACAAATTATGACATTTCACCTTCGTCTTTGAGTATAAACCAAGTAATTGTATTACAAACGTCGCTTCAAACTTATTCTGTAAATTTACCTCTTCCTCTAAATTGTATAGGACAAGTTTTATTTATTTCTAATTATTCAAATAATAGTGTGATTATTAAATGTACAAATTCAGTAAACAACTCAACATCTTATTTTATCAATTCAAATCAAACAAATTCTATAACAATTTCAGCTTTCGAATTCAAAACCATCATATCTGATGGGACTTATTGGGTTGTAATGGCATAATAAAAATATTCCATATTATATAAATATTATGTCATCTAATGTTCTTACAGAATATATTTATCCAGATGTAAGTTTTAATATATCTTCAGATATAGGTAAACTGATTTCCATAAATAAAACTAAGCTGGATAATATTTACATAACTTTTGGAACTGATTTACAATATTTATCAAGTTATGCATCCGGAAATACAATTATACCAATAACTCCTGGAAATGACTTGACAAGTTTACTGGGAACCATTCAATTAGATATATCAGAATCAGCAATATTAATAGCTCAAGATGTATCTTACATTGGAAATTCATTTAGGTTAGATATAAAAAAAACGGTTGTTTATAGACCGAATTCAGATATTTTGTATAATGCAAGTTCTTTTGGTATCAATCAAATTATTAGCTGTGCCTCCGGTGCGTCAAATTATTCAGTCACGTTACCTGACCCTTCAACTTGTCCTGGACAAACTTTATTTTTATTCAATGCAGGAAGTTCATATGTCTCGATTAATAATACGTATTTATTTGTTGGTAAGATTGATAAAAACTTTTTCATATTATCGACTTATGATACAGCAAGTCTGATAAGTAATAACACGTCATGGGTTGTATTTGCTACATCTTCTTCAACTTTACCAACAATAATTATAACAAAATTTTCTAATAATTCTATTACTTTTTTAGTCAAAAATATCACAAATTTCTATTATACGTTATCAGATACATCTTCGCCACGAATAAAACAAAATACAACCCCTATAATATTAAATACGTCTGAAAGTAAAATATTTTCAAGTTATACAATTAATTCACTACTCCTTAATCGCAATTATAATCTAGAAGTATCTTATTTTGAAAATAAAAGTCTAAAATCAACCTCATTAATAGCTGATTTAAATAAGATACAACGAAATGAATTACCGACAGTCACCGGTACTATAAAAGAAAACGGTGATCTAACATTCAATTCAATATCATATGAAGTTTCGGGTAATTATTATGGTTATTCATATAATTATAATGCAAATAATTTCAGTTCAGGTCTAATAGATAGAAATAATACAGAATTAAAAACTATATCACTTATTTTCCTTTCTCCAAATACTTATTATTCATTAACGACAATATTTTATAGTTACAATAATGCTTACAAAATAAATAATTATAATTATTTTACTACCCCAACAAATTGTAAAGTCTTTATTAGTTCGTATAGTGCCGAACAAGTTATTTTCAATATTAACGGCTCTTTTGATTCTTATAAATATAATTTTGGTATATCCCAAACAAATTTTTTTAATAATCCTAGTTTAACACAACCGCAACTAACATTGACCTTTCCTTTAGCTAATACCAATTACATTTTGAGTTCTATATTCTATAATAGTGCGAATGTGGCTCAAGCCCAATTAAATACGTCTATTGTTTCTCTTTCTAATGGTAGTGCTACTGTTTTACTTTCTGATACTCCCGACAATTATCACACTACGTGGAATTTGAATGGGTCATTTTTCAAATTTAAACATAATTTTGGTACAATACCGTCAAATAACGTTTTTCTAGATACTTTTACAACTTATAATAATTCACTACAATTACTAACTTCACCTAACACTACCTACTATCTCAATATTATTTTCTATAATAGTGCAGATGTACCTCAACCTCAATTTAGTACCAATTATACAACACCAAAAGGTACACAAGGTACATTGGCGACTTTAACTAAAGGAAGCGTAGATACTGACCTTAAGGCTTCAGCTTCAGTGGATGGGAGTTATAATAATTTCACCTATCGATTTTATAAATCCGGACAAACTATCCCACCTTTTTTGGGAAACAGATCTATTCTTATAGATGGTAAAATATTTTCACTCGATGTAACCTACAATTCAACTTATTATTTGGATGTGAGTTTCAATTATGGTGATAATACTAACGACTCCTCAGCAAATACTGTATTCATCTTAGGAAAAGGAAGACTAAGTAACACACTAAGTTATGATACAACTTCAAGTGCAAATATATTGAAATATAATATTAATGGATCTAGAAATTATACTTATGAATATAATTTTGGCTTAACGGATAGTAGTCAAAATTTAATTCAGGCTAATGGTTATACATTTACTAGTGGTTCTGATTTATTATACAACAAAACTTACTATTTAAACATTTTACTTAGTAATGGTAATGATTATGAAACATTGCCACTCAGTGCTCATAATACAACGTATTCTAATGGTAGTGTCACCTATGATACTGTTAATAGTACTTATGCTTCATTAGTATGGAAATTAGATGGGTCTTTTGCAAAATACAAATATGGTTTTGGAACAAGTCAAACAACCCCAACAATTGAAGGTAGCTCATCTCCATTAGCTTTAGATTCTTCAGCTAACACTCTTTATCATTTAAGTATCATTTTTTATAATAGTGATCAACAAGCTCAACCAAGAATTGATACTACTGTTACTTCGCTTCCAAATGGTGATGCTGCATACTCTACAAGTGATAATAATTTAATTACATGGGAAATCAGAAATTTGTCAGCGTTTAGATATTATAGATATTATTTTAATACAACTTCTAGAATTATTGAAAATAATGACAATTATACTATTATGTATAACAGTTCAAATACCCTAAGAGTTTCTGCTCCACCTGATGTAAAATACTATTTAAGCATTGTTTTCTATAATAGTGCGGATACGCCCCAAGTGCAGATTACACGAGACTATACAACCGCTAAGGGTACTACAACTAATCCTGGTATAGTAGATAATATGACTTTAGTCGGACAAACGCTTTCATGGAGAATCGGTGGCGGATATACTGATTTCAAATACTATTTTGGTGTTAAAACGGATAATCCACTTTTTGGAGGAAATAAATATGATTTGAGTAGCAATAGATTGGTTATAGTTGCAAACTACAACAGAACGTACTATCTAAACGTGAGTTTTACGTATGATACAGGTTACACTTCTACTTCGACAGATGTTTCTTATTCAGTACCAAAAGGTCCGCCTGGTACCGACACTGTAAACGTTAATAATAATACTTCAAATAAACTTATATGGACTATTTCAGGAGGGAATTACGTTGACTACAAAATATTTTTTTCGGAAACATATTCAGATCCAACTGTCCGTAGTTTTGCAGGATCTACTTCAATTGCTAACGGTACTACATATACATATACTGCAGATAATTTGAGAAATTTGACTCCGTATTATTTTAGCGTTTTATTTAATTATGGTACTGATTATAACACATTACAAGTAAATCGTGATGTAACAACAATAACTGGATTAAAAGGTAATGCTAATGCAATTCTAAGAACAAATTTAAATGGAACACTTATATATGACATTTCTGGAAATTATACGAGCTTTAAATACTATTTTGGTACAGTAAGTGATTCATCAGCGAATAAATTTCCTGATAGCTATTTTACTAAAAATAATACCGTTTTTACTATTTCAGGATTAGAGCACGCACAATACTTTTTCAATGTTACATTTACTTACAGTGTGGCTTTAAATCTTCTTACAAACACATCTTTTAATGATCAAATTATTCCAGAACTAAGTCCAACCCTTCCTTCTATAGGTCAATTGACTTTCTCTGCAACTAGTGTTAATACGATGAAGGTTTCGTTTAACGTAAGTGGTGGCATATATACAAAAATTGTTGTTGGTAGTACTATTGATAGTATTAGCAGTAGTATTGACATCGCTACACAAGATAATACAGTAGATTTGAGTTTTGCAATACTTTCTGCTAATATAACTTTTTCATCTGGGTCAACTTTTTCTGCTATTGGACAAAAGTTAACATTGACGTTTAAACCTTATTATAATTCAAAAGTGGGTGTTAGCAATACAATAGTAAATGAGTTAGTATTAGAAACAATAAAGAGAGCATCAAATCCTTTATATACCGAAATTTTTATTAAAGGTAGCAGTGGTTCAGGGGGGACACATGGAGAAACAGTGGTTATTCTTTATGGTAATACCACAAGTCGTAGAGGCATTCCTGGTATTGGTGGTAATGGAGGTGGGTCGTATTTATATTTAGGAACTAGAAATTTTCTAAACGCTTTCGAACCAGCAACTGGTACATTTTCAATAGGCTCCGGTGGTGTAAGTGCATTAGGTAGGAAATTACCAAATTATCCACCAAATGACTACTACCAAATTGATAATAGGGTCGTTGTTTCAGGATTAAATGGAAATAATGGAAAAAATGGAACGCAATCTGTCTATACATACGGTAATATGGTTATAACTATATCAGGTGGTGGACCTGGTCTTGCTGGTGGAGGTGCAGTATGGGACGGTGGTAGTACCCCGGTAATAAACGGTGCAAATGGCAGCAATGGTTTAATTGGGATTGAAAGTGATAATTCCACAGTGAGCAGATACGGAACACAAACGAATATTGGTACTTCTGGAACTAGCGGATATGATCCTATTCTTAATGCGGATGGAACAACTAAGGATGGTTTGTATGGTAGTTATAAAAGTAGTCTAGCTGGTGAGGATGGAAAGATTTATTATTTATATTATTATGTTAATTCAAATAAAGTTATATCCGAAGATACATTGTTACTTTGAAGGACGTCCTGAATCGTTCTTAAGATTCGGTATCCAAGGTCGCTAACATGTTAGCTAAAATAATATCTCTACGTCTAAAACCGTAGAGATTTGACGTCTAAAACCGTCGTAAAAGGTAAAATGTTTGAAGAAGTGTTGGTTGTTAAAGTTAAAAAGAATGAACAAAACCTTAATCTATTTATCTAATACCTCTTGCACTTGAAGAAGATCTTTATTCAAAAGAGTCTAGTCTATGGTTTACCGTTCATGCGAACGTACCTATCAGTACGTTACGCACGTACGGTAAACGATATATAGTAGCATAAATGTAACGAACTTATTCAAATATATAACTATAATATATAAATGAATAATTTGGATATTTTTGTCTATCTAATCATTCTTTCTTTTCTTGGTATTTGTCTTTACATTCATTTTAAATCAAATGATTCTAAACTCTCATGTATTGTTTCGACCGTCGATGGTAATAAATATTGTGTAAGAGAACGTTCAAAAGAAGAAGATGCGGTTGATTTATTAGCCAATACTACCGAAAAATTAAAAGCCATTGTAAAATATGTTCAAAATAAATTTCCTTCCCAAGATAATGTTAAACGTTTAGTAGCAAATTTTAACCCCAAAAAAATAATGGAAATTCTTCCCACAAGTCAATATACCGCCTACTCAGAAAACAAGGGTGAAAAAATCGCCTTTTGTCTCAATGTCACCAAAAATAATGATGAAAATCTAATTGATGATCATACTCTAATGTTTGTCGCCATCCATGAATTATCTCATGTTATGACCTTATCTATCGGTCATAAATCGGAATTTTGGGAAAATTTTAGATTTTTATTAGAAAATGCCAAAGAAGCTGGTATTCATGAACCCGTTGATTATTCTAAAACTCCTACCGAATACTGTTCCTTGAAAATTACTGATAGCCCTTATTTTGAAATTTAACGTCTTATTTCTCAATGCATAACGCGAGTATGATGGAGGGGGGATGGGTGGAAGAAACGGCTATAGATGAGTATGATATAAAAATATTTAATAAATTTTATATTATCACATATTATAAAGACATGGAAAAGAGTGATATTTATACAATCACTGATCTCAAATCAAAAATAATGTATGTATTTAGTGGAGGATATAAAGAAAATCAAAATTATTCTTCCAATGATAATACCATCATTTATTCACAATATCAAATTTATAAGACCGATACTATAAAATCCATAAAAACAAAACTCATATTAACCATGAATAAAAATAATTCAATCGACAATTTATACCTTTATGCAAATCAGAAGAAAACTTTCAATATTGAAGAAAAATATCGCAAAATAACAAACGATGAAAATAATTTAATGACCGAAGAAATGATTGGAAAAATGTTAGTAAATGTAGCAAATATTTCAATCGAAAAAATACAAAATATTTATGAAACAACCGACCGTAGTTATGAAAATATTGTTCAAATGATTGATTCACCGGATACATCAATACCCATTGGATTAATAACATCTGATATTTTTTTCATTACAAATCCGTATTATGCCATAGAATTGAATAGTTTTAGTGAAAAACCTGTCATTAATGATAATTATGCGATACTATTGGATTACTTTCCAATCATTGAAAATTCCCTCTATATTTGTATGGAACAAGATATGAACAATATTAAAATACGTGAACTATATTTCCCAAAAGGAAAATATAAAGAAGAAAAAGAAAGAGAAAGAGAAATGGATTTATTTAAAACTCAAGATAGATTTCATCATTGTCATTATACAAGAAAAACCGAATTGAATTATGAAAGAAATGGTATTGAAAGTTTTGAGATAACTTTAACAAATAATAAACGAGGTAAACAATATCTTCCTTTAGAAACCCTATTCAAAAATTGTCATGCCACTGAAAATATCCCTTATTTGAATTTTAATCCTGGTTTCAATAAAGAGAATATTATTCGTCTTTATTCCAATTCTATCTCGAAAAATGGTAAAAAAATTCCCATCATGTCAAAAAAAGAAATTGATCGAATTAACGCCAAAATGGACAAAATAACCATAAAAAATGAAAATATTTCAGCATATATTAATGTTGATTTAGTCTATTTAATTGTTCATGTTTATAAAGACGGAAGATTGACCATTTCATCTGAATATAAAGAAAAACCACCCAGTTATGTAGAATGGAATAAAATCATAAGTAAAGGATTAAATCCATTTATTTCTGCTATGAATTCTTTTCTTAGCATATCAGGATATAATTTTCATGAATTTACAGATATGCGTCATGAAATAATTAATGACATGAAAATGTCTTTGTCAATATCAATTTCAGAAAAAATATCCTTGAATAGCCTACCATTTTTAACGAACATATTTGATATACATAATAATCAACTTAGTAATACAAAAACAATTGATATGTTATTCAAACATGTATCACATTTTGATGAGATATCGGCTCAAATTGTTCTTTTGAAATATAATGAAAATAATCAAGGGAAACAAATACAGTCGTTAGTAGATAATTATGGCATGTCTCGGGATACTGCTATTAATAGATTAACTAAATTCAAAAATGATGAAACTCAGATTGAATTAGTGAAAAATAATGGTTTCATTACAAAAATGAAATTAATTGGTACTATACTTTTAATTGAAATTTATCATATCAATTCAATTGATTATTTAAGCGACTTGCAAATATATATTGATGGTATTATTCGTATGACACAAAAAATGGAATTTGCCACCTTCGAATTTACAAAAAAGAAATATATTAATGTCTTATCTATTGACTCACCTTCTCCTCCTGTAGAGCTTAGAAAAGAAAATGAAAATCTAGTAGAAGAAAAGGATGACGAAGGTGACATTAGTTTAGAAGAAGATGAAGATAATGATAAAGAAGAAGAATATGATGAAGAAGAAGAAGATATTAGTTTAGGAGATATTGATTTTATCGAAGAAGAAGAAGAAGAAGAAGAAGAAGAAGACAATAAAGAAGAAGAAGATAAAGAAGAAGAAGATAAAGAAGAAGAAGAAGAAGATGATATTAGTTTAGGAGATATTGATTTTATCGAAGAAGAAGAAGAAGAAGAAGAAGAAGAAGGGATAAATGGTGGAGATGGGGATATCGGAGATAATGAACTAGATGGAATGCCCTTACATGAGTACTTTTTAAATAGACTTAAAAAGAATGACGAAACTTTGTTTGCCTATGATACCAAAGATGGTTTTGCTTCTTACGCCGAAAAATGTGACGCAAATATTAGTCGTCAACCCATCATTCTTACACAGGTAGAAAAAGACAAGATTGATGAAAAAGATAGAATTCTCTCAATAAAAGCCAGAACAAACAACAAAGAACATCATAATTCATATGCAGATGGTAGTGCTATGAAATATGGTTCAGATAAAGATCCAAATAAACATAATTGGTTCATTTGTCCAAGATATTGGTGTTTGAAGACAAATACAAGTTTAACCGAAGAAGAAGCTCATGATCCTAAAGTTTGTGGAAAAATAATGAGTCGAAAAGCAAAAAAAGTTAAGCCTGGTGAATATGTTTATGAATTTGATAGTGGAAATAAACAACATCATAAAAATGGTTCAACCGATGATTATATTAATAATGGTCCGGGATTTCTTGATTATAAAAATCCAACAAATCATTGTTTACCTTGCTGTTTCAAAATGTGGAATTCTGAAAGCCAAAAAAAAAAGCAAGCAAAATGTAATATTAACGAAACAGTCATTGAAGAAAATGATGATAAAGTAACAGATAACAAGTATATATACCAAGATATTGCAGTTCTTGATAGAAATCGTTGGGGATTTATACCTATATTAGTACAACGATTTTTGAATACGAATCAAAATGATTCAACGACCGAAATAAATTCATCTTATATTGCCAAAAAGAAACCCTGTTTACTAAGATATGGAGTTGAAAAATCACTCAATCAATCCTTTATATCTTGTCTTGCTGATATATACTATTATAAACAAGGTATTGATAAAATACCATCCATTAAAGAAATGCAAAAGATTTTAGAAAAAAGTATTTCCTTAGATTTATTTATCAAGTATCAGAATGGTTCGCTAGTAACTATTTTTAAACCAGATATTCTTCTAGATGAAAATAGCGGAATAGTTAGAAAATATCAAGCATCTAGATTCTCAAAAAGTCTTGTGAACATCGAAAGTTCTTTTTTCATAAATGTTATATCTGCCTATGAAAATTATTTGAAATTTATCATTAGTGATTCATTTATTAATCATGTTTATTTATGGGATGCTGTCATAGACAATAATCCTCTTTTAATGAAAAATGGATTGAATCTTGTCATAATTGAAATTATTAATGAAAATATTTCTCTCATTTGTCCAACAAATTCCAATAAATTATACGATAAAAGTAAAGAAACATTTATTTTGTTAAAAAAAGATAACAATTATGAACCCATTTATATCTATGAGTTAAAAGGTAAAAAATTAGTCGTTCAAAAGAGTTATTCTGTTTCAAATTTGACGGATAGTATATCAAAAACATTGCATATTATAGAAAAATCCCAAAATAAATATTGCACTAACCAACCAAGTAAACCTTCAATATATCCATTTGTTCGGAATTTGAACGTGAAAGAAATAATAAAGGAATTAGAAAAAATCAATTACCAGATAAGATATCAAGTTTCAAATTATCAAGCTAAATGTGTTGGTATTTATACCACTCCTCCGAATCAAATTAATAAGGGGATTTTTATTCCTTGTTTTCCATCTGAAATTGACACACTTTTATCAACTATATATAACGATAATGATATTCTATGGACAACATTAGATGAAACTATAAAACGATTGACTATAATCAATAACAAAACTAAAATACCATGCAAACCACAAATGATTATTGTTGAACATAAATTTGGTATTGGAATATTAACTGAAACAAATCAATTTATTCAGCTATCTGTCGTAGAAGAATTTCTTGGTGGATTTAATCTTCCACATATCGAGAGCACAAATTATATAACAGTTGACAAGGAAATAACAACATCTAATAAAGAAGATAAGGAACGCCATGATTTTATGAAGAAAATCACTCTTGAACATCAGTTTTTCAATGCCTTTAGAACCACAACACGTTTATTATTAAATTCTTATGAAAATAGAAAAACAAAATTAAATATATTAACCATCATTAAATCTAAAATAGATTATAAACAAAAATTAAACACATGTATTAAATTATTACATAATTTACTTGATAAATATATTGATTTTAAAGCTATTGATGATACAGTAATTGATTCGTTTGTAAATATTACCGGATGTGATAGTAGTAATAAATCAAATTATTGTTTCATTGAAGGAAATATTAATGTTTTGATAATTCCAAGTAAAAATCTCATAAGTAACATGAATAACTATGAGTTATATTTTGGAAAAATGGCTGACGAATTAATTAGAAATAAAAGGATAAAATTATTTATGTTGGAATCCGATTATTTCATAAATGTTCCAAATACGCAATATAATGTCTATTCAAATGAATTATTGATTGTTCGTTCACTTTTAAATGACGATTATTTTAAAAATATGGCATCATTCAATACAAATTCGTTTGTTAATAATGTTACATATGATATAGCTGAACCTATATTTGAAAATAATATAAACCCCTTCCATAATATAGTGTCTCTAAATGAACAAGACGACAATCATGATAATATAGATTATGATAATGACGGATTTGGTGACAATGACAATGTTAATGATAATGTTAATGATAATGATAATAATAATGTTAATGACAATGTTAATGACAATGTTAATGATAATAATGTTGATGAAATTATAAATGATACATGTATTGAATCAGTTAAGGATGTCACAGGAAATTCAACTGCAAAATGGAGATTTGGAAAATCATCGGGTGATGGAAAGGAAATTCATTTTAATAATGATACAACAGAGTGCAGTTTTGCAGCTCTTTTGTATATAATATCAGATAATGACAAAAATAACAAAGATATATCCATCAATTATATAAAACAAACATTGATTCAAGGATACCGAAAATATAAAAAATTTGAAGACAGTATCAAACGAATTTTAAAGGGTCAAGGTAAGATCCTATTAATGAAGAAAAAAAATACGTTTGAAGATATTATCTTATCTGAAGACTATTATATCACAGATTTAGATATTTGGGTTATATCCATAGAATTACATCTACCCATCATATTATTTAGTTCAGGTATATTAAAAACAATGAGTGATGTTAGTTGGTTATATTTACCAAGAACAAATGAAAAATACAATCAGGAATTATATTTCTTGCGTTCACCATCAAATATCATTTCAAATAAAAATTCTAGTTATAGTCTTATAAAACCCAAGTTTAAAATCATTAATTTAAGAGGAGAAATGAAAGAAAAACTATTAAACGCTACTTTTGGTAAATCATCAAACTTACAATCAATTGAAACTCGACTTGAATATAATCCAATTATTATAAAAAAAAAATAACGAATTGATAGATAGAGAATAGAACATTTCATAGTAACTAGTCATGCTCGCCGACCACCCTCCCCGGCGGATAAAGATAAGGGGTTTTTATTCAAAAATCTTGTTTTTCATTTTTAATTTCTACCAAGAAATTATATAAAGATAAAGGTTTTTATATTTATATAATTTATATAATGTGGATTTTATTTGGAACGTATCATAATACTATTGAGAATGAGCCCCACGCATGTTTCATTGGAATATTTGATAATTTTGAACTTGTAAACAAAATAAGAAATGAATTAATAATTAAATATTCTGCAAGTAGACATGATTATTTTATAAAAGATGTTAAAATGAATGAAAAACATGATTATAGTTGGAGTAATTGCGATGATGTATAGCAAATTAAGCTCTACTCTCCCAATGGGGACAAAAGAGGATTTTTTATCATTTCTCTCCACATTTCCATTCGAATTAATGATTGATTTTGTAATACTAACGCTGTTTTTATACTAAAATCTGTTTTGAGTAGTTCATCATCAAGTTGTTTCAATATACGTGAATTAAATATATTTTCAGCATCTTCAAACGCATTATGTATACTTTTATCCTCTGTTTTATACATATTGTAAATAATCGCTCTATCAAAATCATAGGCACATAATAAATCGGCTTCTCTCACAATATGGTAGGCTAATTGATATTCTTGTAAATCAGGAAATCCATTATTTTTAACGGTTGAATATGACATTGTTGAAATGATTTGTTTCGTTACTTCTATTTCATTTTTTGGTATTTTTTCTTGTAAAAATTCTTCTATACTCTCGATCCCTTCTTTTTCATTCATATATTTTTTATCACACATGTCATGTAGTATAGATGACACATATATGATTCTTTCGTGTCTTTCCAAGAATGGATTTTTCACTTTTTCGGTTTTATATATACTAGCTGCAAACTGTAAAATTTCCATTGCATGGAACATACCATGTGATTCATCAATATTATGCTTTACTGTTGTCAAAGCAACATATTTGAATAATTTGTTTAATAATCTCATTATAATAATGTCTTTATGATATATTATGATCAACCTTCATAAATGGAATCAATTTTTTTACAAAAATAGTTCACATTATTTTTATAAAAAATAGAGTGAAAATTATTCACTTGGATATATTTATAATTATTCTCTTACCAATCTTGATTTTCTTCATAGTATTCTTTTTTGTATTATTTTTTGTATCTTTTTTTTTATTTTTAAGATTAATAATAATACTTTTTGAAATATTTCTTCGAGAAACTGTATTTCTTTTTGATGATGAACCACCAAGTATTGGCATTGATATTGGTATTTCTTCCTCTTTATTTGCAATTAAAAAAGGTTGAACTTCGTTAATTTGTTCTTGTAATTTTTTTAACATTTCTGAAACAGTAGCATAGTTATGATGTCCAACATTATTTGATATAGACATATATATTATTTACATTATAATTAGACAGAATACAACTAATTAATGTCAATCTTAGAATCCAAGGTCGTAATTATCATCACATATAATATCATTTGTCATCTTAATATTTGAAATATTGTTATTAATCTGTAAATTTGATTTCGAACATACATCTACTTCAATATTAGTATCCAAGTCACTAAATATAGTATCATCATCATTAGAAATTGTCACAGAATCGACATTTGAAAATGATTCCATATCTAATATAAGTTGAAATGCACTTGTTCCATAACAACCATGTTGTCCTGTCATTACATTGGCGGAAACACCTCTCATATGATCAAATTCAGCATGCCTCGCCGCTTTTAATAATACTTCTGTATGAACTTCAAAAGTAGCCTTAGCAATAGGTCCTGTATTATCATTTAATAATCCACTTCTAAATATAGATACCAAATCTTTATTACATGTCATTCTATCACATAGTAAACTTGAATGGTGATAATTGATATAAACACCACTAAATTGCATCACTTCAGTTAATTCATTATATATGGATTGTCTTGCCGCTTCAACTCCTAAAACATCAAATATTTCTCTAATATCATTACTTTGAGTACGTTTAAAATCTATAAAATCAAGCGCCAAAGTTTCTAATAAATTACTACCAGTTGTATCTAATGCAAATGTATCTTTTTTCACATACTTGCCATCCTCTTTAATGACATCATTTTGTATTTTTTTTAGTTGACAATTTTTAACAGAACTCACACCCCGTAATACAATATTATTCAATAATTGATCTTGAAATGTTTTCAACAAATAAATCTCATCGCTCTGGTCTAAAGATTCCTGAACATTTGTATTCTTTTTCTTACTAAGAACTGTATTTTTCAAACGAATCCTGAATATCAACTTTGATTGAGTATTATAGTCAGCGTAAACACAATGAATTTCGTTCTTAAATTGACTATTAGAAATCCCAAAATTTATATCATCCATTGTTATTGCCTTCTCTAATAAAATCTCATCATCTATTTCTAATCTTATAATCCATTTTGATTTCGGTATTTCTTCCACCATACCTCCTCCATTACATTCATTCACCATTTTTTCAAATTCATAATATTCTTCTAATAATTCTTTATCATCCATTATATTAGTTGATTTCTCACTTGGATCAAAACATATTTGAACCGATTTCACAACATCTACTAATCTTGTATGTTCCATTATTTTTGTAAACGATGCTGCTTTTTCTTGACTTATCTCATCATTTGCTTTTAAATATATTGTCATTGATGGATTCTTTGGATTCTTTGTCAATCTCAAGATTTCTTCAATTCTTGGTACACCACGCGTGACATTAGATTTACTTGAATTACCTGCCTGATGAAAAGTATTTAAGGTTAGCTGCGTAGTTGGTGCGCCAACACTTTGTCCAGCCACAACACCAACCATTTCTCCAGGATGAACTATTGCCTCTTTAAATTTCAACAAAATCATTTCAAGTAATAATATTAATCCTGACCTATGAAATCGTCGGAACACCAATAATTCTCTTGGTGATAAATAATAGAAATACATGATTTTGAATAATTCCGTTGTCTGAATACATTTTATATCATTTAATTTCCCGTAATATTCTTCAATCAATTCAAATGCTTCCAAAGGTGAAATATCTACCGCGGATTCCTTAGACAAATTCAATTGTCCATGAATATTATTTATTATATGTTTAAATCCAACTGGTAGTCTAACTTCATCTTCGTCTTTACATTTGAATATTTTATGAACAACTTCTTCACGATAAATTAACATCCTTTCAATATATTCTTGGCATTTTTCCTTTGATTTATCTTTTTGTACCTTGATTCGTTTTAATGTATCTTTCGTATAAATTGTATTGATTTTCTTTTCATCATTCACACCATCTATATCATAATGACGATAAATATCTTCAATACTCATTTTTACTAATGGTAAGTTCTGATTTTCTACCTTCATGGAATCAAATCCATCTTCCCCATATTCAAATTGTATTATCTTTCCTTTACTATTACGTACCGTCATATCATATTCAATTTTCAAATCCTCTAAGCCTTTAATAAGACGTCTCTGAATATATCCAGTTTGACTTGTCTTTACCGCTGTATCTATCAAACCAATTCTTCCACCCATAGCATGAAAGAATAATTCAGGGGCAGATAATCCAGAAATATATGAATTTTCAATAAATCCACGTGCTGTAGGTGAATCATCAAATTTACAATAATGTGGTAATGTTCTATTATCAAATCCATAAGGTATTCTCTTTGCATCTATATTTTGTTGTCCTAAACACGAAATCATTTGTGATATATTGAGACCCGTACCTTTTGAACCCGATGCAACAATCATAACAAAACGATTATCTTTACTTAAACTCTTACGACCTTTATTACCCGATTTCTCAGTAGCTTGATTTAAAATATTATTTACCTGATTTTCAAATTCTTTCATATTAGAATGTGCTGTCTCATTATCAAAAGTACCTAGATGAACCTTGTCTATTAACTTTTGTACAGAATCTTTTTGTTCATTAATTGTTGTTATGATTTCTTCTTGAGTATTTTTATCAGCAATAAGATCACTAATACCAACACTAAATGAACTCGTCTTCATATATTCAGTTATTATATTCTGTAAATTATCATTGAAATTTGCACACGCCATATTACCATAATCATTACATATACGATGCACTATACTCTTTGTTGAAGAACCCAATACTGATTTATCAAATTGTCCACGTATTAATTTTCCATTTTTTATTTCCAACATATTATTTGATGTCTCGGGATTATCTACATCATCGTCAAATAAACTATTTTTATATTTCAATGTCATTTTTGGTAATATTTGAGATAATACCTGAAAACTTGTTAATTCATTCGATGGATCACGTAAAGCATCCACATCTACATGAGGATACATCATCAATAAATTCATTGCATCACGGGTTGACATTTTTATATCTTTTCTTGTAAATCTATAGGAACCCAATAAGGAATCTTGGAAAATTCCAATTATTGGGGTATTATTCTCTGAACTTATTATTTGATACGGTACTGCCGCCAAATGTCTTACCTCGGTTTCTGCTACTATATTCTGGGCAAAGTGAAGGTTCATTTCCTTTTTATGTTTTACATTATTGCACCACATACCCGTGTATGCGATGCAATAAACCTCATCTTTCGAATGAGGATCGGTACGTACCTCAAGCTATTTCATGGTGACTAACCAATCATTAATAACCAACACCTAGGCGTGCTCTGAATATTTTCCATGATCTTGTCATAACGATTTTAGGAAATATACTGCGGATTGTCCATTATTACGTATAGGTAATATCTTTCATCTTTTTACTATTGGGTTCGGCAATTAACCGAGTTCCTCTAATCCAGTTTCCCAGTTAGAGTAGTAATGAAAGCTTTAGGAGTTTCCCGCAACAAGGTGTTTTGCCAAGTTTTTAATTCTTCTATAAAATTGATTGCTCTTTTTTTTATGTTGTCTATTGTTTCGTGTTTTCCGTAAAATGTTGTTTTGATATTACCTATAATAACCCTAATGTAGTAACAGTTTTGAGAAATATTTTTCAAAACGAATATATATTTTTCAATATCATCTTCAATTTTGGCATTTCTAAATAGTTCGAACTTTTTCACTAGGTGTTGTTTCTGTGTTTGTAACATCTTAGCTTTCGAAACATCTTCATCTGCTAGAAATGTCTTTAAACGTTCAGAAATCAACTTCCTTGTTTCATCGGTTCTTTTTGGACCAGGTTTCACGATTATTGGGGATGGGTAAAGGTCATTTTGTTCAAAGGTAGATTCGTCGATTTTCTTACCATAACAACCTCCTTTACCACCATCAGTTAAATTATAGCCATTTGGATATTTGGTATTATATGTCTTAATAAAATTTATCTCATGATCATCTAATTCACTCACATTACAAGTTAGAATCATATCACATGTAAATTTATCAGAACCATATTTTTTAATTGACGAATTTAAATATCTGCTTGTCTTTATTTTATTTGAAAAAGCTTCGCTAATATGGTCTTTAAAACGTCCCATAATTCCAAATGGTCTATATTTACCATGATTTAATCTATGACTTCTCGTCTGTCCAATATACAATTTTCCTGTTACCACATTTGTTATTTTATATATTTCACCAACAACTTTATGAATTTCATTTACACTTAACAACTCGTTTGACATTATTTTTATTATATAATACTTATTATTTTGAGCTAATTTTATATCAATTTTATATTAAATTATGACTTGACTATGTGATTATATATAATTCAATACCCCCTTCACCAAAGTATTGAACCAGTAGATATTACAGTGTTTTCCCTACCAAGTTTTATCTACAACTTAGTAAGCACTCACATGTTGGGAACAAAATCTATCCCCATCAAAATCTGCATTATATGGTTTGGTATCACCTACATTCATCCGGAATGTATCACCAACAAACATAATTTTTGCAATATGTCCCATCATACTTGGACGATGTAAAGACGGTTGTCTATTAAATAAACACATATCACCATCCAACATATGACGATGAACTATATCTCCGTTTTCTAATGTAATTGAATTACAATCTTTGACACGCAACGACATACTTACACCATCCTTTGTTTCTAAAATTTTTGCACCTGGATAATTCTCTGGACCATTCTTTACTAATTTCATTAGAAAATCACGATTTCTATCATTAACAACCACCGGTTTTGTAATGTTTTTCGCTATTTTCAAAGGAACTCCTAATTGTTGAATTGATAAATTTGGATCACCCGTAATGACAGAACGAGCACTAAAATCAACACGTTTTCCCATTAAATTACCACGAATACGTCCATTTTTCTTGTTAATACGTCCACTAATACATTGAAGAGGACGACCGGAACGTTGAGCCATAGGTGCTACACCTTTTATTTTATTATTTGCAATCATTGCAATTGAATGTTGTAATATCTCTGTCGACATTTCTATCACATTTGGGTTAGTTTCTGGTATTTTTAATTTTTCTTTCAATAGATTATTTGTTTTGATAATATTACTATAAATATGGGTTAAATCATCTTCACTTCTTTGTTGGGCATCCAATTTAACGGATGGACGAACGGAAGGTGGAGCAATCGGTAATACTTGACAAATCATCCAATCGGGTCTAGACCAAATTGGACTAAATCCTAAGAAATTAACATCTTCGTCACTAATTCTTTTAAACATTTTTAAAACAATTTCTGGAGTCATTTTTGTATTAATTTTTTGTTTATTCTCATCGTCTAAAATAGAATCCCAAGTAGCAATAATATTTGCCATTCCTTCTAATTTTATTCTATCGGGTTGTTTACATCCACAACCATCTTCCGTTTCTTCTCCACATCTTTTTATTTTCGATGCTATATTATATACATAAGACCAACGTTCATCGGCAGTTTTCAATAATATATGTTTATGTTGATTTTTATTCATTCTTAATTTACTACATTTAAAACACACACATCGACATATCTTGATAATTTCTTTTATATGATGTATAAAGAACACAGGTCTCGCCAATTCAATATGACCAAAATATCCAGGAGTATCTATATAAGTCATACCATCTGTTGGGCAAATTGAATTCGGTTCTAAGATACCCATTCTGGGGTCGAATAATCCTCCAATAACAGGTTTATTATTTATATATGTATCCCTAGATGTCACTTCAACGACAGAATTCCTACGAATTTCGTCAGGAGATAATATGCTAAATTGAATCCCAATAATTTTTGAAGGATTCTTGTATTCGTTCATTTTTGACATTTGATTTGAATATGACATTCTTGAGTATTAAATTATGACTAACTTGTTATATAGTATTATATTTATATCTTTATTTGAATCAATTTTTTTAAAATTAAATATTATAAAAAAAACATATCATAAATTTCATAAAAGAATATTCGTGTTTACCAGAAAAGGTTGTTACATTTAGGCTTTATGTATTTTGTAGGTCTCCTTCGATTTTCACAATCACTTGAGCTTGATAATTTCAGACAAATCTTGATTTATCACATATAGCATCTGGAGATAAGACATTTGTTTTATTTCGTCTTCGATGAGACCATGTAAAGGCATTGATGTTGTTGATGGTAATATAAAAAGTAATATAAAAAGTAAATGATAGATATTGTAATGACAATTACAAATTATGAATCTTCAAACAGTACCAATTTTTGTGGTTTTATTTGTTCTATATTGGATTTATTCTTGGTTCCACTAGTACTTATGTCATGTTGGAATGTGGTTATACCAAAAACATTCGATTCAGTACATTCACTTAATTATATGGGGGCGTTTTTCATAAGAATTGTCGTCAGTTTATTATTTTCCAATTTTTTTATTCCCGCGGTAGAAGATAATGATCGTAAACATTTTTTTAAACATTATATTAACGAGATATGTAAAACAATAGAAAATAAAAAAACTCAAATACAAGAGCCAATAAACGATTCAGTATAAACGAAATCACACTGTTTTCAAATCAATTTCTTATATTATTGACAAGACAATTATTGATATAATTGAACTATTATTATTACTGTTATAACATGAAACGTAAAATTGTTTTATACCAATATCTACCGCTGATTTAAAGGTTATTACACCCGATAAAGAATCAATTATTAGTCCTAAAGGCTCATTTATTAATGAATATTTACCATTTATAAAACTTGGAACTATAGACTCACTTGTATCTCCATAATTCAAAGTCAAAGTATTATTCGGATATAAATATCCTTGCGTCGATATTGATGCTCCTGTATTTTCAGGCAATGCACAATAAATGCTTCCGATCACAATAAATGGAGATGTTAATGGTGTTGCAAACGTTATTCCTTGTCCAGAACCAATACTTCCCATTACTGTACATATTCCTCCATCTACATTTGAAATCACACCACCTGAATATACACTAAAAATTGATAAACTATACAAATTTATTACGGATGCAGTTGCAGGTGATAAAATATTTGAATTATTTATTGATATTGCACCTATACCAAATAATCTTCCATAGACTTTACAATTTACTCCTATTGATATTGCTGCATTTGAAATTATGTTCCCTACAAATACTGTATTTGCACCTAACGATACCGCACCAACCATAACCCAATAAATATTTGATGCTAATGCACCATTTATCAAATTCATTTTCACACTCGCTGCTGTACTTAACGCCCCAACTAATCTTATAACAAATAAGGAATTACTATTTGATTGTCCATCAAATGTAATTGTTCCCGTTATAGCTGCCGCTGCAGCTGAATTATAAATACCAGGATATAGAATTGAATTTGTAAATGTAGTAGCAATTATATTAACTGTTGGTCTTAATGAATTTAAGTAACCAAGAATATGAAATAGATCGAAATCTAAATTAACAAATGTATAACTGTGAATTTTATTTAAAGTCGTATCCATAATCTTTATCGCATTTTGAATAAATAGAATGCTGTCATATTTTGTCACTTCCAATTTACTTGGATCGATAGTTGGAGTCAAACTAACTATATTTGATATATCTAATTGATTTGATAGTGCATAATTTAAAATAGCTTCTGAATTTATTATCGAGTATTCTTGATTACTTATTATAGTGTCGATAGAGGATAATATATCAGCTACTGTAATATTTGGAATTATTGATAATACTAAAGTCGTTACTATCGAACTTTTATCATTATAACTATAATAAGAAACAAAAAATTCATAAACACCAATATTTATATTTGATACAATTGATATTGTTCCAGATAAATTATCTATCATTAAACCCAATGGTTCATTTACCAAAATAAAATAACCATTCATATTTGAATTTGCCAAATCTTTCAATATTCCATACTTTATATATAAATTATTGTTTGAATAAATTAATCCGTTTATTGATATTGTTGCTCCTGTACTATTTGGTTCGATACCATAGACATTCCCAATCACAATAAACGGTGACGTCGTCGGTGTTGCAAATATTATCCTTCCTTTTGCACCAATACTTCCCATTACTGTACATATTCCTCCATCTACATTTGAAATTACACCACCTGAATATAAAACAAATTGTGATAGATTATATAAATTTACTGTTGAACTTATTCCCGGTGATAAAATAATTGAATTATTTATTGATATTGCACCTATACCAAATAATCTCCCATAAATTTTACAATTTACTCCTATTGATATTGCTGCATTTGAAATTATGTTCCCTACAAATATAGTGTTTGCACCTAATGATGCCGCACCAACTATAACCCAATAAATATTTGATGCTAATGCACCATTTATCAAATTCATTTTCACATTCGCTGCTGTACTTAACGCCCCAACTAATCTTATAACAAATAAGGAATTACTATTTGATTGTCCATCAAATGTAATTGTTCCCGTTATTGCTGCCGCTGCAGCTGAATAATATACACCAGGAGTTATTATTGAATATGTAAATGTAGTTGCACTTACACTGGCTGTTGGATTCAATGAATTGAGATAACTTTGGATTGTCAGAAAATCCGTATTTAAAATGTCTGAAGTAATTTGATCGTTTTTATAGACAATGTTCTTTATAATTGTATCAGAGGTTAATATATAGTTCGCATGCGAGATTGAAAACGCAATGGCTGTATTATTCTCTAAACTTATAAACGTCTCTGCAGTTATTGTCATATTTTCTTCTATCGCTTGTTCATAATTCTGTGATAAATTCATTATTCGTTTATCAATCGCAATGTTATTTGCTAATATGTCTAATTGATATTTTGAAACAAGTGACAGTTTTGTTGCTGAAACTAGTAAAGCCATCGTTGTTGAATAAGATTGATTCAATTCAGTCAATTTTTTATTGATATTATATTCAATTTGCGATGCCCTCAGTAGATCTAATGATGATTGAAAAACACCAGTAACATTATTTTTTAATGTTGAAGAATTAATATTGTTGAATTCAGCGTTTGCTATACTTAAATTACGAGCAACATAACTTAACCCTAATGTTAATGCGTTTTTTAAAGCAGTATCTGTTGATATAAAGGTTGATATTGTAGCTAATGACGTGTTTAATACAACATTTGTGTTTGATTCAACAAAAGCATGCTCTAAAATTAATGTATTCATCATTTCCATAGTATTAAAATTGACTAAACGCAATAGGAGTGGCACTGACACAACCCGTGAAATTTCAGATGTATTAGTTTTAGTAATTTCCGTTAATGTAGAAGATATTGTTGTTTCAGACAAATAGCTTCTTTCTCCAATTAATGGTCTTTTTATTGTTGGAGTTAGACTCGTATTTATAGGAATATTTAATGTCATTCTTAATCCATTCGAAAAAAATATTAAATCACCTGGATAAAATCCATCTAATATACTGCTTGATGGTGTGCGATTACCAAATGGATTATTAGTAACTGCATAGGTCAAATTTTCAGTTACTCCATTTAATTGAATACTTCCATGTAAACTGTCTTTACATACTTTTATAAGTTCTTCAGTGTCAAATATACCATTATTAGGATTAAAATTGTATACACCAGAGAATAACGTAGCAAAACCACCAGATGTTGGTACCGGTTGTGTGAAATAGTTGGACACATATTTAGAAAAATCACTATACAAATTTGACAATATACCTATATTCTTAACGTTTATTGACTCATTATTTATATTGAAATTTAATTGATCAGCATTAATATTAATATCATCTATTATAAAGACATTATTCACACTATCAAAAAAATTATTTGAATTAATATTCGGATTATTTGTTATACCTATCAAATAATTTAATGCTCTATAGTCAAAATCAATCTCTATCGCATCATTGAAAGACATATATATATGTATATGTTTATTTGTATTTATATTTGTAAATATAAATACAACTATTTCTGCTCAAGTACGGGTTCGAACCGTAGACTTTTGGCTCATAAGACCAACACTCTAACCACTGAGTTACAAAAGCTTCTATACAACTATAAAACCATAAACAACAAATATAAAAATAGCTTCCTCGTAGAATTGAATCTACTCTGCTATACATTATCTATAGATAATTTCTTTATATTGTTTTTTTTTTATATTTTATTTTATAAGTATAATGATATAAAACATAATCTTATATCATTATTAGAAATGACCAAAAATAAAACCGTTAAATATCATCCCTTTGTTTCAATTATATGTGTCACTTTTAATCGTAGACCCTTTTTCCCTGCTTTTTTTCAATGTATCCGAAATCAAGATTATCCAGCCTCAAGATATGAAGTAATTATTGTTGATGATGGTACAGATAAAATAAAAGATTTGGTTGAACAATCAAATATTCCACAAATAAAATATTTTTCAGTTGATAAAAAAATGACTTTAGGAAATAAAAGGAATTATTCTCATACTCTTATTGATAAAAGAAGTAAATTTATTTCTTATTTTGATGATGATGATTATCATTGCCCTTGTAGAATTAGTCATGCGGTCGAAATGTTGGAAAAAAACCCTAAAGCATTATGTGGCGGAACAAGTGAATTATATCTTTATTTTAAACATATCAAAAAAATGATTGTCTTTGGTCCATATAATGCGAATCATGCTACCGCTGGAACATTTACTTTTAGACGTGAATTATTGGAAATTACTGAGTATGATAGTACTGCTTGTTTTGGAGAAGAAAAATTATTTCTTAAAGATTATACTATTCCGTTTGTTCAATTTGATGCTCTCAAAACAATATTAGTTATTAGTCATTTACATAATACTTGTGATAAAAAAGACCTTTTAACAGATCCATTATCTCCCTTCACAAGAGAATCTAATGTCACCGTAGACATGTTCATGTCTAGAAAAAATGAAGCTTCCATTAAAAACTTTTTTATGAATACAATCGACCAAATGTTGTTAGAATATGATTTAGGCTCCGGTAAACATAAACCCGAAACCATGTTAAAACTTGAAGAATTGAAATTAGAGAGAGCAAAATCTTCTAATAATAATAATAATAATAATGTCTCCTTTATTTCTATTCAAAGAGAAAATGAAGAACCTATACATTTATCTCAAGAACAAGTTGTTCAATTATTACGAGACCAACAAAACGAAATTAATCAATTGAAACAAAATGATATAATTACCATCCAAAAAGACGGAGAACAACCATCTCAAATATCTATACAACAAGCATCTCAATTATTACAAGAACAACAAAATGAAATAATTCATTTGAAAAAATATATTGATGAACTGACGCCGACTTTTGTCACTAACTATAAAACTCATAAAGAACATTTGACAACGAAAGAAATTCATTTATAGAAAAACTATTTAAAGACATTTTATCATATCGCTTATGAAATACGAATTTGTCTTTTTACCAGATACGCTTTATAATTATCCATCACAAACTGTCGATTCTATCAATAGCTATGATAATGAAGCATTAATTATATCTTCTTGTGGTGAATTCTTCAAACAAAAATGTCCGAACGCTATCAAAAAAATTTGTAATGATAACGAAGAAGATATTTTTAATCATATTTGTAAAAATAATTATAAATTGATTGTTCTCGATAATTGTTTTTATGACTCAAAACATAAGGACCAGTTTCTCAAAAATATAAAACTATTTCAAAACATGTTTCAATTCGATTTAACCGTAATTTCACAAGTTTCAACTTATTTCATGTTTAAACAAGATTTAGTTCATGCTACACGTATTTACGTAGCTGATTATATGGAAATTAAACCATTTGAAGATTCTTCTCATGTATTAGTAGTTTACAATAAAACATCCTTGATATATTACAATATTTCACTTGATGGTAAATTGACAAATCAAGACATTATTAATGAACCAACATATAATCCCGATAGGAAAATATTATTCGAAAATTATAAATTTGTCGAGGAAAAAACTCATATAAATAAAAATATTATAAATAATAAAAACTCATATAAAAACGCTATATATAGGAATGATTTTTCACTTTATCACTGAGACAGATATCTGGCTCTTCTTCTCCCTTCAATTGGTTTTATCATAATAAATATCTATTTATTATGGCAACAATATAAGATTATTAATGTCTTTCCTCATAATTTTTAATGTTCATCATCTGGAGAATTGTATCCTACTCTTTTATATCTTCATCCTCAGCCTTTTCCGTCACTATTTCTTCAATTATTTCCGGTTTATTCACATCACTTTCATTTTTCTTGGTACTCTTGAAATTTTCTATTATGTTTTGTTGTTGAAGATAATATTTACATGAATCACCAAGAAAGGCTATCTTGTTCATTATCGAAAAATAATTGTATTCAAAAATAATTGTATCTTCTTCCAAATATTTTATTGAATACCACCAATAAGGTGGAATATAAATCACATTACCAAAATTTAAATCAAATTCAATAAACTCTATTTTATCAATATCATCTGAATATTTACTTTGGGTATCCCAAATATTTACAGGTGACCTAAATTCCAAATTTTCATAATCTTTTATCTCATGAAGATATTTTGTATATTTCCAAGAAGCCATCTTTATTCGTATATTACCACCTTTTGCAATATAAATATATTTTCTTGTATTTGTATGATATCTAAAAGGGGTACATGTATTTTGTGATCCCATCAATATATCATTCTTTGTATGAATTGCATATTTCGGTTTTAATTCACTATCTAATTGATTAACCTGTTTATATAATCCAGATTCTTCAATAAATGTCTGATTATTTTCAGAAAAATAGCGACTATTTTTATCCGATTTTATCAATTGTATCAATGAATTACACGGAAGTTGAACCCCATTATAATCTGTTCCTGATTTATCATAGTCACTCACATCCTTTACAGTCAAAATTTGCTTATATTTTAAGAGGTCGGGCAACTCTATCTTTTTTGTTCTTTCAAATATAACTGGTTGTTTAATATTACACGTTTCCTGTAAATTTTCATTATTCCTATAATCCATCTCATATATTTCTAAATCCTCACTTGTCTTATATTCATTATATATATGAATATATGAAAACAATACAATCACAAAAATGATTAAAATATTCATCATATCCATTTTATATCTTGTCGATATATTTTTAATAAACGTTTATTACGAAACTTTTATTAGTATAACGTGATAAATCTCACTATCAAAATAATAAAAATAAAACATTTATTTAATTACAAAAAAAATCAGACAGGCAACTCTATCATTTTTATTCGTTACTGACATAAATTACTATTTTAATTACAATATATAGAAAGATTACTAAATACGTGATAATGATGATATTATCACAAGCTAACTAATCTTGAATTTGAGGGACTCAGAACCAACCATTTTTTTTCATTTTTTTTTCATCTATTTTTTCATCTTCTTTTTCATCTTCTTTTTCATCTTCTTTTTCATTTTTTTTTTCATCTTCTTTTTCATTCGTGACATAAATTATTGATTTCATAGCAATAAATGGAAAAGTAACTGGATAAATCAATCCCATTACAAAACCGGTAATAATATAACCATAAGCTAATTTTTTATTCGGACGAACTTTCAAATCGGAATACTCGTCAAATCCAATAAATGTTGATAGCGGTAAAGCAAAGAGTAAACCTGTTCTATAATTTTTCATCATAATGATTAATTTGTGAGTTATCTTATACTATGAAAGAACGTAACCTTTATATTATTATTTCAATAATTGTAAAAAAATATATCAATTTTTTTCGGTTTAATATCTCACCTCCCGATGATGAACTACTTCATTATGGGAGTAAGTCAACTGGCTCTAATATTCATCACATATTCTCGGCGCTAAAAACATTTTTATTGATAATTCTTCATTGTTATAACATACTAGTAAAGGAAAATCTTCATGCATTTTTATATCTACATCTTTAGATATCTTGCTATATAACGATATTGTGTGCAAATTATTCAATCCAAAACACATTTTCAATTCACGGTTCTCTTCTATCGCAAACCCGGACAAATCTTCTATATCTACCAAGACAGACATTTTACCTTGATCTTGAGACATAGATATCATTTCTATTTTATTTTCATTACATACAAATTCTAACGTTTCACCAAATCCACGTAATTGATTTATCAATAATGCAAAATCTGCTGATGGTAATGAAATATCCGCTTGATATTCTATCTCAGGAATCATCATAGTTTCAGTATTTAATTCAATCAATGGCACCTCAAAGTTTCTATCAAACACGGTCTTAACTACACTTGTCATTTGTACAAATAATTTATCTTCATCTTCATTTGAGAATATTATATTCATTGATTGTATCTTTTCGCGACAGGTTAATATCCTATAGAAAATACTGGCATTTATTCCTAATGTTATCGGAACTTCACAAGAATAGGAACAAAACCACGAACTTGGAATCGTTATTTCCAATATTGCTATCTTGGAATTATCCATTGTCTGAATATAAATACGCTCAGAATTACAATCTATATTTATCTGGTCCGTAAATAATTTTATATTCTGAAATAAAGAAGTGAAAATATCCACCTTCAAAAGATTATTTAGTGAAATATTCATTGTATACTCTTTTAATAATATAATATTTATATCATTTTTTATCAAGGATATTTTTCGTAATTTAAATTCACTTTATTCTAAGGTTGAACCAACAAAAGCAAATCCATTAATTATATTGATTGATGAAGTTGATATTATTTTTAATAAAATTACAATAGATTTATTTGTTCAACATAAAAGTATTCCAACTGAAGTTCATGATAAGATTACATGGAATAGATTAATGGATCATATACAAGCAGGAATATATCCTAATGTTATCTTAGTTTTGACATCAAATCTTACTCGCTCTGAAATTTGTAGTAAATATGACAATAGTTTTATAAGACCGGGGAGAGTCGATTCCTTCCACAATTTGCATAAAAAAATGAATGAGTTAAGCTCTTCTCTCCAGATGGGTGCCCCCGGGCATCCGAAGGGAGAAGTAGAGCTAGATGTCTTTCTCTCCCGATGCAGTGGTAAATTCTCACGTTTGCAATCGGGAGAGAAGACATTAATAAGGAAAAAGGAAGTTTAATGTCTATCCTCCAGATGATAAACGTTAAAAATTATTTTTTATAATCACATCATCAATTCTTTAATTTTTTTATCCGATTCTTCATTTGAATAATAAACCATCTTATTTTTTATCGAAGGTTCTGTATATTTTATGATTATTTTTGACAACATAGTAATAACACTTGGTGTATGATATATATTGATTTTTGATATGATTTCATCTTTATAATAAAGTCCATGTTTACAGCATTTAACATAATACAATTCAAATACCTCACGATAACGTTCAATTGCAGTAACTGAAAACGATTTTAAACCTAAATGTAGTTCAAAATGACCAAACTCATATATAACAGTCTTGATTAAACCTATTAATCTTTCGATAATTTCGCCATAGTTATCGGTAGTAGCAAAAGATTTGAATATGATATAATCAATATAAATACCATTCGTATTTGGTATTAAAAACACCGTTTTACTTATTAATTCGTCTAATGAAAAATTATCAACAACGTTTTTTGCACAATTGTTTTTCTGCGTCTTTTTAAAAAATACTTGTTTCGTATATTTTGTATAATATTCTTCCTGTACTTTTAGGATGTTATCTACTAAACTTTGATTATTCATATTATATTGGTTACTATTTTACTCTATATATTCTTTTTTTATTCATCACTATTTTTTATTCCCACCAAATCTTCTGATACGTCAACAACTTTGGCTGATATTCTTTCTTCCAACAGCATCTTATTCACACTCATTGTATATGATTGTAATTCCATTATAATCTGTTTTAAATTTGAAACCTCTTCAGCCAAAATATTGAATCTGATGTCGATTTCATCTAAATTTATCAGGGGAACTTCTGATTCTGATTCTGATTCTGGTACCGGTACTGTCAATTCATTTGTTTTTGATAATTCTTCCAGTGACGTCAATCTTCTATCAATAACTGAAATCACTTGTTGAAGAGTTAAACCCGGAGCTGTTGGTTGTGATTGTGTTTGTGATTGCGATTGCGATTGTGATTGTTGTAGAGCCGTTTCATAACTTGATGAAGGTGTTCTTCTCTTTTTAGCAGCAGAATTAGCGGCACTCATAACTATAAAATAGAAAAACATAAAAAAAAAGGAAATATGAACGTTAAACTAATTCTTCTAAATTATCATCTATATCCGAATTTTTTTATCTAATAATCTTTATATAACTAAATGGATATTATTCAAGAAGTAAGAGAATCGTCTAAAAATACATTCTTTAATCATGTCTTTTCGACCACCGATGAATCAAAAGCTGAAATACTTAATATTGTACAATATGCTTCAATCGGAATAATTCCCATTATCGTCTTAAATAAATTGATTCAACGTTTTATTCCTGAAAGTGATTTCGAAAAATCATCAACGGAGATTTTAGCAGAAATATTTATTCAAATTTTAGTCATGTTTTGTGGTATTGTTGTCATTGATCGTATAATCACATATATTCCAACTTATAGTGGATATAAATATGAAGTTATGAACCTCACTAATGTTATTCTTGCATTCTTGGTAATCATTCTTAGCATTCAAAGTAAAATTGGAATGAAAACCAATATTCTTTATGATAGAGCCATGGAACTTTGGGATGGTTCAAATGAATCTAATAAAAAAGTTGTCAAAAAAAATGTTCGGTTCAAAGAAGGCATTCAATCCCAGCATACACCGAGTAGGTCGGATACTTTAGACGAACCTGAAATACCCGCTCTTCCAATATCCACCAATAGATCTAGAAATCAATCTCAAGAGGAAAATGTACCTCAAGATTTTGGACCTCAACCTGCCAATGGTATGATAGGTGGTGGCTTTGGCTCTTTATTTTAATCATTGTGTGTGGGAGTGTCGATAATATTCATGATTAGATTGACAATTGAATTTATTTCAGATTTTTGTATTTAGGTTAGCATGCGATTGTTATTAATTCTGATTCATCATAATTTATTAATAAAATTGAAATTTTTTATAATATTATCAAAGATTCTAATATGGATAATATTATTACAAATATCAACGTTTTCTATAAATTTATTAAAATAAATAAAAAAAGAAATTTTGATGAAATATCCGAATCAACCATTCAAATTCGTAAAATAAAATATTTATGTAAACGACCGCGTCAGACAAAATAATCATTTCGTCTTATCTACCTACGTCTAGATTTCGTTTTTTTTGTGTGGTTTTTTTTCGATTTTCTCATTTTAGTTTTAGAAACACCCCCTTTTATTAAATTAGTATTGGAATCTTTTATTAAATTAGTGTTAGAATTCTTTACTACTAGTCGATTTACCAAGTAAGAACTTGATGTTGTTATTGCGATACTGAAAATACGCGAGTAATTAACGATACTTCCAATTTTATCTATTATCTCATTAGCTTCAAATGACGCGTTTGTCATCATATTCGTAGTCGTACTTTTCAAACAATTTTGTATAACAGCGGAATTTGTATAACTTTCTATCACTTTAAATACAGTTTTTGTGTAAATATCAGAACCATCTAAATTAATATAACATTTATCTAACTTATCGCTTATTTCAATAGCTACTCTTCCTAATAATTCTTTTGTCGTGTTTTTTGAAAATTCTTTAAAATCACTTAGAATAAAACGAATGAAATGAATAAAACCATTTGAACCTGAAACTGAGTTGACACTCCCAACGACAGTCGAAACTATATGACTTTTTGACAATAAATCCGAATACGTTTTATAAATTAGATATAAATAAAAAATTGAAAAAATAAACGTCATTATCATTGAAATATCCTTCAATAAATTAGTCCTTATATTACCCCCATTCTGAGTATGTTTTAAATCATCAATTGTAATCCTATCATACAATACGCAACATAAAAGTTTCTTTAAGAATTTGTTATTGACAATCACTCGAACTTTGTCGAAATCATTATCAAATACAATTGACAAATATCTATCATATTCACTTAAAATTTTTATTCCTTTAGGGTCTTTATTCATATCAATATTTTCATGCTTTTCATACGCAACTCCCATAATATGCATCATTTTTGCGACATTATTTGTTCTAATATTTTTGAAATGTTTATCTATCTCAAGAATATATTTTTGTTTTGGCATCTTTATACTATTATACTATATTTAGAATCGCCGTCTTGCATATACCGAATGTTTTTCTATGGAATTGAGTGACACCAAATTCCTTTATTCCAGCGATATGTTTTTTTGTTCCATATCCAAAATTCGTGAGCAAACCATATCGGTCTTGGAGAACAGGATACTCTGCACATAATTTTTCTATATATGAATCTCTTGCATTCTTCGCTAGAATCGAACTTGCCGCTATACTACTATATTTACCATCACCTTTTACTATTTCTTCAGAACGATAACATACCAATTCTCCTATTTTTTCGTCAAAAACTGTATATGGTTTGAAATAATTACCATCGACGAGAATCAGAATCTTTGAAACATCCACAGACATTATTTTATCATTTTTTAATATTTCACGAATACATTCATGCATTGCTCTCATGTTGGCTTGTAAAATATTAATTTTATCAATCACATCATTTTCTATATAATGAATATGATAGGCTATTGCATTCGCTTTGATATATTCAGCGATTTCTTTCATCACTTTTCTTGATTTTATTGTTTTCGAATCTCGCATTTTTGAATGGTCGAATTCTTCCGGTAATACCACCGCTGCTACATAAAGGCGACTAAACATAGGACCGCGTCCACTTTCATCTACTCCAATTTCATATTGATTCAATGGATCATAACAGTTTAATAATGGTGTTCTCATTTTCAATATAATATGATAATAATATATTAATTTTATATTGATTTCAATTTTTTATGTCTATCCTCTAGATGCTGAACGTTAAAAATCAAGAAGTGAATAGAGCTTAATGATTCTTTTTTATGTCATTTCAAATGGAGAAAATTATTTCATATACGTTCTATTTGAACCATGTTCTAACGTCCATTTTTCATTTGAAAAAGCTTCTCCTGACCAAGAACTCTGAAAGTGTTTAGATGCATCATATAGTTCAGGATGTTTAATACGTTCTTCAATAACATGTTTAAATCGTCTAATTAATCCCTGAACTGGCCAGGCAGCTGCATCTCCTAAAGCACATATAGTATGACCTTCAATCCCTCTTGAAATTTCTTCTAACATAGGAATTTCACGTAAATCAGCATTACCTTTTTCAAGTCTTTCTAATATACTTTCCATCCATCCCGTTCCTTCTCTACAAGGTGTACATTGTCCACAACTTTCGTGTTTATAAAAATGAGATAATCTTCTAATAGCAGCCACCATATCTACGGATTTATCAAAAACAGTTACAGCAGCTGTACCAAGACCTGACCCCTTCGCTTTTAAATCATCGAAATCCATCATAACCTCTTGAACATCGTTCTCATCTAAGACAGGTACAGATGAACCTCCAGGTATCACGGCTTGAATATTACTCCAACCACCTCTAACACCACCACAATGTTTCTCAATTAGTTCCCTTAGAGAAATACTCATTTCCTCTTCCACAACAATAGGATTATTAATATGTCCAGATATACCAAACAATTTAGTTCCGCGATTGTTTGGTCTTCCAAAACTTGCAAACCAAGAGGAACCTCTACGCATTATAGTTGGAGCAACGGCAATTGTCTCTACATTCGTAACAGTTGTAGGACAACCAAATACCCCTATATTGGCTGGAAATGGAGGCTTCAGTCGAGGTTTACCAGTTTTACCTTCTAAACTTTCAATCAAAGCTGTTTCCTCTCCACAGACATAAGCTCCGGCACCTTTGTGTAAATAAAGATCATAATCATATCCGGAACCACAAGCATTTTTACCAAGAAAACCAGCTTCATAAGCCTCATGTATAGCTTCTTGAAGAACAACCGCTTCATTGAAATACTCACCTCTAATATAAATATATCCTGCACGTGCTCTCATGGCAAAACCAGCCAACAAACATCCTTCAATTAATTTATGAGGGTCTTTTCTCATAATTTCTCTGTCTTTACAAGTTCCTGGTTCAGACTCATCCGCATTAACTACTAAAAAGGAAGGTCTACCATCACTGTTCTTAGGCATGAATGACCATTTAAGACCAGAAGGGAATCCTGCACCTCCTCGTCCTCTAAGCCCAGAGTCTTTAACTTCTTGTACCAACCAATCGGGTCCTTGCCACATAAGCTCCTTTGTTTTATACCAGTCACCTCTACTCATTGCTCCTTTTAATCGCCAGTCACCTTCACCATATAGATTGGTAAAGATCCTATCTTGATCTTTTAATCCGCCATAAACACGAGCTAAAATAGGCTCTGATTTCAAAACCGTGTTACTTAAAAATCGATGACATGTTTTTATCGGTTTATTATATAAACTACTCTTGGATAACATTGTCTTATACGATTATACTATATATTATTAACTAAATATTTATATTAAAATCATCATTTTATATTTCTTAGTTTTTTATGTTGATTGTTGACATTGTAATAAGTTTTTCTATCAATAGATGTAGAAAATCTGAATTACAAGTATCACTCTCCAATTTACGACATTTTCTGTACAAATTGCTTCCTTTGTAATTATCATCAAAATATTTCAATTTCTTTTTATCAAACATCCTCACCAAAGAATATAAGGAATTTGGAATCATATTCTTTTCGTCATCCACTGTCTCATTTTCACCGTTTTTTATTTGTTTATATCGAACTAACTCAGGTTCAGATAACCATTTATTATCGTGTTGAATATGTGCTATCTGATGTTCTTTATATTCCTCCGTAAAACAGTATAATGGACGTTCAAATTCAGGTAATTGTTTGTAATTTCTTTCAATCACTTCGGCATTACCATTCACATAATCAGCTATTAATTTTTCATAATTTTCATTCGAAAAATCTATTTTTTTTATAAATTCTACCAAATTACACGCATTACCACATTTCTCATTCAAAAATATATTCACATTTATTGTATTATTATTCGTTATGTTGTTTGTTGGTTGTTGATTTTTTGACATTTCTACTATAATTGTCTCTAATCTATCTATTTTATTCTCTAATCTTGTAGTGACATCTTCGATGGGGGGGTTTCCTGGTTTACATTTTTTATTATGATACCATAGACCAGATTTTGTACTATATTGATTCTTACAATTATTGCATTCATACTTTCCAATTGGAATCGTTATTTGGTTTGTTTTATAAAGATGTTTCTTGGATAACAAATGATTTTTTAAACTACTGTTTACATTCGTAAAATAATTACAATCGATACAGCAAAACTTTTCTCTTATATTTGCATACATATTATACAATAAATACCGATTAGTTTTAGATTGTTTTATTCAAAATGAATAATTATTGAACCAGTTCGAATAATATGTCAATATAGTGAAAGTATACGAAATCCCAGAAAAATTCTATTTTCAAAAAAAAAGTTATCAAGAAACGAAAGATTAAATCTTTGTATTATATCTATAATAGTTTATAGTTGGTGGTGAATAATTATTGAACCAGTTCGAATAATATGTCAATATAGTGAAAGTATACGAAATCCCAGAAAAATTCTATTTTAAAAAAAAAAGTTATCAAGAAACGAAATATTAGATCTTTGTATTATATCTATAATAGTTTATAGTTGGTGGTGAATAATTATTGAACCAGTTCGAATAATATGTCAATATAGTGAAAGTATACGAAATCCTAGAAATATTCTATTTTCAAAAAAAAAGTTACCAAGAAACGAAAGATTAATTCTTTGTATTATATCTATAATAGTTTATAGTTGGTGGTGAATAATTATTGAACCAGTTCGAATAATATGTCAATATAGTGAAAGTATACGAAATCCTAGAAATATTCTATTTTCAAAAAAAAAGTTA